TACGTGCCGTTGGTGAGAACAGCTTCCAGCCTAAGATCGGATTCAAGACCCGTTATGGTATGGTTGCTAACCCCTTCGCTGAGGGAACCACTCAGGGTCTGGGTGCTCTTAACAAAAACGCCAACCGTTACTACAGAAGAGTTAAAGTTACCAACCTTATGTGACCTAAATACTTCCTGTGTGAAGGAAGTGTTGAGGGGACCGAAAGGTCCCCTTTTTTTCTAAATACAAATAAAACAATGAAAACATTCAAAGATTTTCTAGAACAAGTTGCACCTGGAAGGACCTCTCTTCCTTTAGATTTGAGAACTTTGAAACAAAAACAAGATGATGTTAAGAGAATTGGTCGTATGATAAAAAGTCAAGGTATCGAAAAAATCTCACCAGACTAATGAAAACATTCAAAGAATTTTGCGAAGCTGCAGGTGATCCAATAAAACCAACTCAGGTTATTCCACTTGATGCAGAGACTCAAAGAAATTTAAGAAATGCTGCCACACCCTCTGGTCCACCACCAATGAGACCAGTTAAACGTGACAGATTTGCTGATAAAGTTCGTACATATATGAATAACACTATCTTCTCACCGATGTAAAATGGCTGGTAATCCTTGTTTAGAACAGGTATCAAATAGAAATTTTCTTTCACCTGTCGGATTCAAATTAAAAATTAATAAGTGCCCGAAGGTTGATTTTTTGGCAGTTGCAGCTAATCTGCCAGGATTGACACTTGGAACTGCACTACAACCTAACTATCTGAAAGATATTGATGTGCCTGGTGATAAATTAATCTATGATGATTTTCGTGTCAATTTTATCGTTGATGAAGATCTAGAAAATTATTCTCAGATTTACAAGTGGATGATTGGTTTGGGATATCCGAATAGCCAAAAAGATTTTGTTGATATGAAATTAGAGGATGAATATTACCCCAAAGTATCAGATAGAGAAAATCCATACGCTGAATTTTCTGACGGAACATTACAAATTCTGAATAGTAATCTAAGACCCCAAGCATATGTTAAAATAGAGGGTATGTTCCCTGTTGCACTCTCTAGTTTGGATTTTGATGCAACACAAAATGATATTCAATACTTTACCGCATCGGTGACATTTAAATATCTGATCTTCCAACTTCTTGATAAAAACTTTGTTGAAGTATGAACCTTGAGACAATTCAGGAAATGTGGGAGAGAGACTCCCAGATAGATCCTGATGAGTTGCACACCGCCTCACTGGCGGTGCCTTCGTTGCACTCTAAATATTATCAGCTATTCAATGATCTAAGACTTCTTCGTGCAAGAGCCAAGAAGAAGCACCAATGTATTCTCCACGAACGTCATCTTTATTATTCTGGAAAGGCTGAACCTGAAATCTATGTTAATGATCCTTTTCCTTACAAAGTAAGGGAGAAAGATTCGTTACAAAGATATTTGGATGCAGATGAAAAACTGATTGAAGCCCAGTTAAAATGTGAATACTATGATGTTATGTTAGACTATCTACAAGACATTATAAAACAACTGCACCAAAGAACTTACCATATAAAAAATGCCATTGAGTGGCAAAAGTTTATTCAGGGTTATAGTTAATATGAATGAATATTATACATATGCCTATTTACGGGAAAATGGAACTCCGTATTATATTGGTAAAGGAAAAGGAAGTAGAGTTTATGATAAGAGAAGAAGTATTAATAAACCTCCAGCGGATAGAATACTTTTCTTAAAAAAGAATATAACTGAAGAAGAAGCTTTCAAACACGAAGTTTATATGATTTCTTTATTTGGTAGAAAAGATATTGGAACGGGAATATTGCGAAATAGAACCGATGGAGGAGAAGGAGCTTCTGGAAGAGAAGTAACTGTGGAACATAAAAAAAATATATCTTTATCAAATAAAGGTAAAAAACGAACGGAAACTTTTAGAAAAGAATGTGCTGATAGAGCTAGAAATAACACAAACAGAAGAAAAAAATGTCATTATAGAGGAAAGGATTTCAATTCAATGACAGAGGCAGCAAAATATTTTGGAGTGACTGTTAGTGCTGTTTTTCAATATTTAAAATCAAACTAAATATCACAGAATGAAGATATGTGATGTCATTATTGACAATTTCTAAGAAGAATGAAGTATATCTAAAGATTGAGGCTGATCCTCACGTCTATTATGAACTTAGTGATGAATTCACGTTCGATGTGCCTGGGGCTAAGTTCATGCCTCAGTATCGTAACAGGTATTGGGATGGTAAGATAAGATTATTTAATCAAACAAGTGGTGAAATCTACGTCGGTCTTCTTGACAAAATTGTTTCCTTCTGTCGAAGATACGACTACGACTACGAATTCTTAAACAACAAGTATTACGGCACTCCCTTTGAAGTCAATGAAATGATTTCAAAGGAGGGTGTGCAAGATTATATGAACTCTATTTGTTCTCATTCACCCAGAGAGTATCAAGTGGAGGGAGTATACGATGCTCTAAAACATAACAGAAAACTATTAATATCACCGACTGCCTCAGGAAAGTCTTTGATGATTTACACTCTTGTGCGGTACTATATTGATAAAGGACAAAGAATCCTTCTAGTTGTTCCAACGACATCTCTTGTAGAACAGATGTATAAGGACTTTGAGGACTATGGTTGGGATTCTGAGTCATACTGCCACAAGGTCTATTCTGGTAAAGAGAAAGAAGACGATCGACCAGTTACTATTACAACTTGGCAATCAGTGTACAAACTTGATCGCAAATTTTTTGAGAAGTATAACGTAGTAATTGGAGACGAGGCGCACCTTTTCAAAAGTAAATCATTAGTCAATATTATGACTAAACTTCATCACGCGAAGTATCGTTTTGGATTCACTGGAACATTGGATGGTACACAAACACACAAGTGGGTATTAGAGGGATTGTTTGGTCCAGCTTATAAAATCATTCGAACAGATGAATTAATCGAAAAAGGCCACCTAGCTAAATTAGACATTAAGATACTTTTACTCAAACATAAACCACAGAAGTTTGAAACGTTTGAAGATGAAGTTCAATTTATCATCCAACACGAACAGAGAAATAAATTTATTCGTAATCTTGTTAGAGACTTACAAGGCAACACACTAGTTCTTTATAGTCGCGTAGAGACTCACGGAGAGGTAATTTACGATCTCATAAATAATTGTAACGATGAACGAAAAGTCTTTTTTGTTCACGGTGGAGTTGATACAGAAGAAAGAGAAGAAATAAGAGCTATCACTGAAAGGGAAAATAATGCAATCATTGTTGCTTCATACGGAACTTTCTCAACTGGCATCAACATCAAGAACCTTCACAACGTAGTTTTTGCATCACCCAGTAAATCAAGGGTTAGAAATCTGCAATCCATAGGAAGAGTTTTACGTAAAAGTAATAGTAAAACAAAAGCCACTCTTTACGATATTGCAGATGATACAACATATGGTTCTAGAAAAAATTATACCTTGAATCATCTCATTGAGAGAGTAAAAATCTATAATGAAGAGAACTTTAACTATGAAATAATTCCTATCAAAATGGGGCAACTATGAAAGATATGTACGCAATTATAAAATTAGTCAGTGGAGAAGAGGTATTTGCACAAGTAGAAGAATTTTACGATGATGATGTAAAAGCCATTCTCGCCATTGATCCTTGCATTATCAAAGAAATACCATCAAGAAGGCAGAACTTTAGTTACTATAAAGTAGATGCCTGGATGAAAATGAGTGATGATCGTATTCATTGTATTGAACTAAAACACGTAATTTATTACACTAGATGTGACAATCATGAACTGATTGGTGCATACAAGAAGTGGGTAAGGTCTCTAAATAAGGATGATGAAGAAGATACTACACCTGTTAAGGTTGGAGTCTCTACTCATCTAGGGTATGTTTCTTCTGTCGAAGAGGCTAGAGATAGCTTAGAAAAGATCTTTAAGCTTTAGAGCCATTTTTTTCAACCCTGACAGAGTTATTATACAGAGATTTGACAGCCTTGTCAAGCATCAAACATTTTGATATAATGTTAAGGTGATTATAAAAAGGGTCGATATGTACGCCGTAATGATGACAAAAAGACGCAGATCAGAACACTACGTCAACAACAAAGATTTTCTTGCAGCCATTGTTGAATACAAGGCTAACGTTCGCCGTGCACAAGAACAGGGTGAACCTAAACCACGTATCACAAATTATCTTGGCGAATGTTTTCTAAAGATCGCAACTCATTTATCCTATAAGCCAAACTTCGTGAACTATATGTTCAAGGATGATATGATTTGTGATGGGATTGAAAACTGCGTTCAATACATCAATAACTTCGATCCAGAAAAATCTTCTAATCCGTTTGCTTACTTTACTCAGATTATTCACTACGCATTTCTGAGAAGAATTCAAAAGGAGAAGAAGCAACTTGAGATTAAGTCAAAAATTATTGAAAGAAGTGGGTATAGTGAAGTGTTCTCAGATGATGGTATGATGGCTGGAACTGAGAGTGACTACAACACAATCAAGGACAACATTAACTATCGGTACAATTGATGATCTACATTGGAGTTAAATCGTGAAAGTTGCAATCATCACAGATCAACACTTTGGTGCTCGTAAAGCTTCAAAACTCTTTCACGAATTCTTTCTTAGATTTTACAATGAAGTATTCTTTCCCACTCTAGAACGTGAAGGTATCACCACAGTCATTGATATGGGTGATACCTTTGATAGTCGTAGAGGTATTGACTTCTGGGCTTTAGATTGGGCAAAAGAAAATTACTATGATCGTCTTCAAAAGATGGGTGTCACTGTTCATACGATCATTGGTAACCATACTGCATATTATAAAAATACTAACGATATCAATGCAATCTCTCTTCTTCTGAGAGAGTATGAAAACGTCATCTGTTATTCAAGAGCCACTGAAGTCAAGTTTGATAAACGCAATATTCTTTTCATCCCTTGGATCAACCAAGAGAACGAATCTGAGACAAATGATCTGATCAAAAAGTCAAAATCAAAATGTGTGATTGGTCACCTTGAACTCAAGGGATTTAATGCAAACAAGTTAGTGGTGATGGATCACGGTGCCGATAGTGATGTTTACAAAAAGTTTGATCTAGTATTGTCGGGTCACTATCATACTAGAAGTTGTAAAAACAATATTCGTTATCTGGGTAATCCCTACGAATTGTATTGGAGTGATGTTGATGACCCAAGAGGATTCCATATCTTTGACACCGAAACCTTAGAGATCACTCCTGTCAATAATCCATTCAAGATGTTTTACAACATCTACTATGAGGATACCCCTCACCAACTTCTAAAATCAGTTGATTACAGTGACAAGATTGTAAAAGTTGTTGTCCGCAAAAAATCAGACCCGCTTCAATTCGAAAAGTTTATTGATAAACTTTACAAGTCAAATGTACACGAACTGAAAATAGTTGAGAACTTTGACTTTGCAGGTGTTTATGACACTGAGGATTTGGAGAGTGATGAATCTGAGGATACTGTTAGTATTTTGAATAGATATATTGATGAAGCTGAAGTTGAAATGGACAAAGCAATGTTAAAAAATATTCTCAAGGAAGTTTACATCGAAGCTTGTGAGGCTGACTGATGTACATTCTCACCATCGATGGTAGAGAGGATCAAGGGGCTTATGCCGTTGAGAACGAAGATGGTGATAAAGTACTTTTTATTTTTGAAGAAGAGGATGATGCAGAAAGATATGCAATGATGTTGACCCTATCAGATGACACTTATAAAAGACTTCAGGTTATAGAAATTGATGAAGACCTTGCCATAAAGGCGTGTGAGTCTTATGATTATCCATATGTTGTAATTCAGTCCAACGACTTGGTGATTCCAAAAGATTATGATAAGATTTAAAAACATTCGATGGAAGAACTTTCTTTCTACTGGAAATCATTGGACAGAAGTTAGTCTTGACAAGAATGAAACGACTCTGATCATCGGAACGAATGGTGCAGGCAAGTCCACCATTTTGGATGCGTTGACATTTGTGTTGTTCAA